TAGCTTTTGTTGCACTATTAATGGCATTATTTGCTTGATTAATAGTATTGTTACATGCGTTAATGGCGCTGTTACATGCGTTAATAGTGCTGTTAGCCGCTTTAACAGCGTTATTAGCATTAAATACGCTTGTAGTCCACTTACCTACTTCGTTACCCCAATGTGCAACTGCATTAGCCGCGTCAGTCATTGCTTGACCAGTTTGGTTAATTGCATCTTCGGTAGCACTTACTGCCGAGTTACATGCATCTACAGTTTGTTTTGCAACTTTTTCGCCTTGTTTAGCAACTACTTGTGCTTGGTTTGCAACTTTCATTGCTTCTTCTTGTGCTTTATCAATGCCATCAGTTACATGGTTCAATGCTTCGTCCATTGTTCCGCCTGCATCTAGAATAGCGTTAGCACCGTCTACTAGTGGTCCAATATCAATGTCAACATTTACGTCAACATCTAGTCCAACTAGCAAAGCCGCTTGTCCGTCAATACCAAACGAGATTGTATCATCTTCGTATGTAGCATGTGCTGAACCTTGAGCACCAATTTGTCCACCAATACTTGCACCAGCACCACCGGAAACTGTTGCTCCACCTATGTGTGCTGAACCTTCAGCATCAACTCCAACGTTAGCACCTGCAATAGCACCACCGCCTACGTCAACACCATGTTCTCCAACACTTGCATGTCCGCCTGCTTCTGCATATGCTTCAGCGTGAGCACCTGCTGTGCCTTCTGCACCTGCATCAACACTAAGATCACCTAAGGGTGTATCAACACCAACACTACCATCTACTGATCCTGTTGCTGTTACATCTGCACTTGCACTTGCACCTACTGTTGCCGCCGCTGTTGCATCACTGCCGTCCCAACCGCCACTTGCTTTTGCGTGTGCTTCTGCATCTGCACTTGCTTTAGCTTCTGCTTCAGCACTTGCGTCAGCGTGTGCATCTACACCTGGAACAATTTCTTGTTCAGCATGAGCTTCAGCACCTGCATTTGCACTTGCTTCTGCGTGTACACTTGCTTCAGCACCAACTGCAACGCTGTGGTCAGTTACTTCGTAACCTGCACTTGCACTTGCGTCATAACTTGCACTTGCACCAGCTTCATAACTAGCACCTGCGTGTTCGTCACCTACTGTTTCACCAACTGATGTTTCAACGTGGTCAGCAACTTGAATTGAGTACTGTGGTCTTGACACATCTTGTACCATTGCTTCAGCTTGTGCAACTTGTGCCTGTGCCGCCGCATAATCGTCATCTGCTTTTTGCTGTTTTGCAAGAGCATCATCATGATCTTTAATTGCTTGATCGTGTGCCGCTTCAGCCGCCTGTTGTTGCTGTTGTGCAGTCTGTTGTTCGCTTTGTGCGTGTGCTTTGTTTGTGTTTGCTGTGTTTGCTTCTTGTTGTGCAGATTTCTTTTGGTTTTCTGCTTGAGCTTTTTTTGAATTATTTTGGTTTATTTGATTTTGAGCATCACGCTTTTGGGCTTCTGCTCTGTTCTTATCATCTTGTGCTGACATTATTTTTTCCTTTTAGTTTCTAAAGATTTTATACGTGATTCAAGCTCATCAATTTTACGAGCTATGTTTGGATTAACTTTCTTCCAAGCGTCAGGGTCTTGGTTAAACCATGTCCAACCATATCTGTCTCTAATACTATCTAAAAGTGTGTCCCACTTGCCAAATACCCATAGTGCAATACGTGTATCTCTCATGTATGCAATGAATAATGCCCCAAATATACTGCCGGCAATCGCGGTATATATCCATAGTCTATCACTAGCCATGCGTTCTATCATTTCAATCATAGTGTAATCCTGTGTATTATGTTAGTATTTATCAGAAGGAACAGTTAAGCTCACCTTTGGGTGTTACTTCAATACCTTCTTTTGTAAGAGAGTCAATATCAACGTCTGCACCAGGGCGGACAGAGCATTTATTTTTAGCACAGGAGGCTAGTAGGACAATCAATAACAAGATTGTCCATGTACGCATTACTCTTTAGTTTTGCTTCTATCAGTAGACTCGTAATATTCTTTATAAGATTTAATAATTTCGTCTTGTTGTAGCATGTATGCACGTATCTGTGCAAAGTTTTTACTTAGAGCTTCGTAGCCGTCATCTGTTAATCCAAATAATACAGGATCAACACCGCCTGCTTTAAGTTTTTCAAATACTTCATCAGCATTTTCACTAGTGATGATAGTCCATTTGATTTCTTCTAGCTTTGGAGTTAACGGTTGAGGCAACGCAAGAGGTTCTCTAGGAACTTCTGTTTTAAAAATCTCTAGTTGCTTAACAGAACTACATCCACTAATAAGGAACGTACTTAGGATTAGCAATACTAGGACACTCTGAGTTGATTTCAGACTTTTTAGTAGCATTTTTCTCTTTCTCCGTTAATGGCGACCCCATAGCAATTTCTACACATCTCATTGCCTTTGTAGTCGCACCGTTAATAACACGTTCAACTGATTTAGGACGTTCATCTGCAAGTTTGCCAATGTCACGTACTTCACCTTGACCGTTAATTTTATTAAAGCGTTTATCTAATGCTTGAAACTCGGCTTGTAGTGCTTTGTTTTGTGCATCTAAGTTAGCTGTAATTTTCTTTTGTGATTCAAAGTCAGCTTTTGCTTGTGCAATTACTTCCTTTTGACTCGCAACGCTTTGTTCTAACTTTAAATTGTTTGCTTCTGATGTAGCCAAGTCAGACTTTAGTGTTTTTACATACATAACACCGCCACCGGCACCGGCCATCATAATAATTACTAATGCAATTTTAATTGACCCTATCATCTTTCACCTCATATCTGTGTTGTTCACAGACGATAATTTCAATTGGTTTCCCATCACCGTCTGTAAACGTTTCAATTAGTCTACCTTCGTGCTGTCTTCCGCAGTTTTGGCAGTACTGGCTCATACCATTGACAAAGCAAGTTCCGTTGTTTCGTCTACTCTACGTGTCCAACCTCTACCAAACGTTTTAAACGTAGATAGTTTTTCATAGTAGTCTTGACGGTCTTCTTGGAACTCTTTAATAGTTTCTTCAAGTCCATGTGTATCAATGTAGTCAGCTAATTTTTTAAGTGTGTTTGGTCCAATACCGCCATCAGCAGTAGTTCCAATCATACGTTGTAAAAATTTAGCACTTCTACCTGTGCCTGCGTTAACACCAAAGTCAAATAAACATAAGTCTAACCCTGCTGGTACGTTATCGCACTTCATTCTATCCCAGTAATTCTTTCTGTAGATAGGCGCAACATCGTCGAATTCTAAGTCTTTCATATCCTTAGTTCCGCCGAACGCTACATAAACTTTTTTGGTAACACCCATGTTTGTTTCCCCACCTGGGTCGCTAGGGTGATTTACATATCCACCTTCGTGGTGTAAAATTGTTTCTAAACACTTGTCGTAATTTTCTTGCATTTTATGGTTTCCTATTTTTTTAGGACAACAGTATAACCATTATTTTCGATTAGGAAGTGGTCTCCGTACTTGGATATATTGTAGTCTCCAATATATTTAGTAAGGAAAATTATTTCTGCGAAAGAATTGACATCGTATTTTTCAGTAATTGTGGTTTCTATGTGACTACTTTTACCAAAATCTACAACATTGTAAGTAAGTGGTTCAGCATAAATTTTACTAAACTTAATTTTGTTTTCTTTTAAGTCTATACTATCAAGGTAACTCTTACTAAAGAAGTTCTTGTAGTTATCCATGTTGTTTTCATTTACTTTAATTTCGTATGCACTTTTATCTAATGGAACTGTTGCTGAAATGTTTTCCATTTGTGCTTCTTGACTTTTGAAACTTTTGTAATAACGAAATTTAAATTTATCTATATTAGCTAACTTACCAACACCATCTAGCATTTCCATTATTTGATTTGGAATATCTTTATGGCGTTCGATTTCTACAAATACTTTGTAAGTACCATCAGTTTGTTCTCCTGAAGTAACATCTGCATCAAGTACATATGAATATCCTTTTTCAAAGAAGTTCATTAAGTCTTTTGCAGGTGCTTCAGACATACAACTAAAGCTACATACTACAATGTCTTTGTCATCACCCATCTTTGATTTGAAACTGTCAATTTCAAATACAGGTAATACTAAATCGTTTAGATCTCCAGCTATTAATCCCATTAAACTGCTCCGCCTTCAACTGCGGCTGTTTCGCCTTCTTGTGCAACATCGTCAACTGCTGGTTGAGTTGATGCAACGGCTGGTTCTTTAGTGAAGTCTAACTGCTCTTTGTATCCGCTATAGATATTTAATATAAGTTCTTTCGGCATTTTAATAGTTACTACCCAAACTGGTTCTCTATCTAGTTTGCCCTTTTTAGTACCTGGACGAATATCGTCTGGTTCTTTAATTTTTCGTGGTTTTAAGATAGCTGTTTTTTCATACGAAACATAACAGTCATAATCTAGCAGTCTTTTACCACCTGCTGGATCAGGCATTTTGTCCTTAGGCCACATAAACGAAGCCTTAACCCAATGTCTTTCTATTTTAGGACCTTCAACTAACTCGCCATCTTCCCAGTTAGCATACACATATAGATCTAATTCGTCTAATACACGTTCAAAGTCTTTTAAAACACTTAAAGCAGTATCACTTTCGTATATACTTTCAATGTTTGTAATAATATCTAATACATCACGCATGTTGTTTTCACCTATTCTTATACACTTATTTATCCGGATACGATCTATAAGTGTGCAGTTTTGTCTTGTGCATATAAAGGTAAATATTTTTGTAGGGCAGTAATACTGTGAATCTACAGTGACTGTCTTTATATTAACTCATGAAGGAGGAACTTAATGGGTGCTAAAAGACGAGCAAGAGCTCAAAAAACCCCGGCTAGTAACAACGTTATTAGCTTTTCAAAACAACAACCAAAACAAATCAACATACTTCCAAGAAATATTAACCAAGAAACATATATGCTAAAACTGTTGGACCCGAAGAAAGACATAGTCTTCGGTGTTGGTCCTGCGGGAACCGGTAAGACCTTACTAGCGGTCCAGGTGGCTATTAAGTTATTCAAGGAAAAGAAGATTGACAAAATTGTTGTTACTAGACCTGCTGTTTCAGCTGACGAAGATCTTGGTTTTTTACCAGGAACAATGGAAGAGAAAATGGCTCCATGGACAAGACCTATCTTTGATGTTTTTAAAGAGTACTTTAGTGCTAAAGAACTTGAAGGTATGATGTACGATGGTGTTATTGAAATTTCACCTTTAGCTTATATGAGGGGTCGAACGTTTAAACGATCAATAATTGTTGCGGACGAGATGCAAAACGCAACGCCAAACCAAATGAAAATGTTATTAACACGTATCGGTGAGCGATCACAGATGGTAGTAACAGGCGATTTAGCTCAAGCTGATAAGTTGAGTAATAACGGTTTGATTGATTTTATTAAATCGTTAGAAAAACATAGAGAAACATCACACATTGACATAGTCAGATTCCAAACCCATGATATTGAAAGGCATGATGCAGTTAAAGAAGTACTAGCTGTTTACGGCGATGAGTAATTAATTATCCCCAGGAAGATCTGTATCGTTTTTATCGACGATATAGGTCTTCTTAGAGTGTTGCCATTTAGACCATGTATTAAAGATTATATTTTGTAATCCTATAATAGCATTGTGTCTATTAACACTTGTTTCGCTCAGGTCACCTGAACGAGCGACAACTGTTTCTCTTTTAATTGGGATCAGTTGCACTAAAGGTTCACCCATTTTTATGAAAGTGGGCTTAATCTCTTTTAACATAATATTAATAGGACTAATCAAAGCACCTAAGTCATGGTCAATGATACCAGGTATTGCTTCGTAGTTCCTATCTTCATGATAAAACATAGGTTGATATAGTACACTCCAGTTAGGCTTACTCCATATCTTCCAAGGACAGTCTAATTTAACTGCGGCTCTTACACCAAACTTGGTTAATATTTCAGCACCAGGAACACTTACTTGATCTGCAGGATGATGTGCGGCATTGTAAGTAGGATCACTATAACGTGTGTTTACATAGTTGCCGTCCTCACTAGGAATAATTTCCATATCACACCAAGCAGGAATAACAAACCCTGTTTCCATAAAATCTTTGATACCTGGACAACCTTTTGAAGTTTGATCACTGTCTATTTTATGCTTTTGTTTATTCACATAGGCAGGCATCTTCTTCCATGCTTCTGGTTTAAATTTACCAGCAGGTTCAATAGGGGCATGTTTACGTACAGCCCACTTTTCAGTTTCAAAAAATATTACAGGTTCTGGGTTAGTCATTAATTGTTTCCATTAAAGGAAATATCTCCGCAATTACTTTTGCACATGCATGAGCAATTTCCATATGTTCTTTTTGTGTACCATTAGCACCACGTAGATCAATGTAATGTAACCAACTACGTAGAGTACCATTCATGTACAATGTTGTTTTAGTAATACCTTCGGGTAATACCTTACGTGCTTGTTCTTTAGCAATACCTTTTTCAATAGCATTATCGTAAATAACCTTAGATACTTCAGCAACATGCTTTTGTTGTGCGTCCCACCACATTGCTAATTCTTTGTCTTCGGTCTCAATACTGTTTTGTCTGTTCTTAGTATCTTGTAAACGTGCTTCACTGTATTCAAACATGTCGCCTTGTTCTTCTGGATTAGCATAACGTTGACTAAACTCTTGGAAACTAAAACTTCTATGACGCACAATTTGATGTGCAATGTCACGTGTAGTTTTAATCTCTAAACAAGCATTAACCATCTCTAATGGTGACCAATGTTGATGTTTGATCAAGTACTTAATTAAACGTTCACTAGTTTCGTTATTAATTTGTGCCGCCGGGTTACTTACTTTGGCACAAAATGCTATTAGCTCTTGTAAATCGTCAACACCTTCAGTTGTAAACTCGTCTGTTGCCTTTGAGTAAGATACTAATTTAACGTTCATTCTTTAATTCCTCTATTCTATGTTCTAGCCAACTAATGGCTGTGTGTATGTGACCTGTATCGTGTTCACGTAAACAGGATTTTGCATATTCAACTTCACGTTCTAGTATACTAACTTGTATAAGATTACCCGGAAAGTCCTTTTTAACAGTCATTATTAGCCTGTTCTCCATATAACATGTACGCCAAATTTTGTAACAAAAGGATGTGGTCCTAAATCTCCTTTTGGAATCGCCGCACATGCTGTACTAAATTCTAATACCATATCAGTTGGTTCAAACCAACCTAAGTCTCCGCCATTATTTTTACTTGGACATGCAGAATTCTCTTTTGCCATTTGATCAAAAGAAACACCACCTTCATGTAGTTGTTTAATAATACGTTCACCTTCGGCCATTGCTTCGCCAATGCCTCTGCCATGTGTAGAATTCTCTGCACCCCTATAAGAAAGCAATATGTGACTTGCTCTCATCTTACCTATTGCCATTATTGATCTCCTTTACCCGGTTTAGTTGACATAACATCTACTGTAGGTATTTTATTAGCTAAAACATCTTCTTCCCTAACTTGTGTAATGTTAGGCCATTCATAACTATACTTAGCGTTGATATTAAACCAAGTTCCGTCGTCCTGATCCTCTGTAATAATAGCATCTACGGGGCATTCTGGTTCACATACACCGCAGTCTATACATTCATCTGGGTTAATAACAAGCATATTTTCACCTTCATAAAAACAATCCACAGGACATACCTCTACGCATGTCATATGCTTACAATTAACACAATTATTATTAACCAAATAACTCATACTATACCACCCAGTTCCATATTGCACGTAAAGATAATAACAAGTACATACCTTCCATTAATGCTCTAGGTGTGTCCTTGTCCTTTATCCCAAAGTAAACCCACATCACACAACTACACGAGGCCAAGGCCCAACCTATCCATTGTGTTTCGGGGTTTGCTTCCGAAAGAATAAAAGCGGCTACAATGGCTAATGCAAATCCTATCCACCTTGGTCCGTCTATTGACCTGTAGTAGCGAATTTTCATTATACTTTACCAAGTTTAATCAATGTAGCGGCTAAGTTAATTTCTGGATCTACAACTAATGTATGATCCACTAAGCCTTGTTTAATAATCATAATAGCTTTGTCCTGTTGATCAGGATCACCAAACAAATCAATGTTGTCATAAAGCCAACGATAAATCTCTTCCATCTCTTCAGCTCTAGCACTTGCACAAACAAGTTTACGTGCTTCTGTAATCTTACCTGCTTTAAATAGTTGTACCATATCAAGTTTCCAATCAGCTTCTGTCTTGTCAGCTTCATTAGGTTTGATTAGTACACCTTCTGTACTGTTCATTTGCACCATGTTAATGCATTTACGTAAGTCTGGATACGTTGCTTTTACATAAGTGTCTAAAGTATCTAGATCAGGTTGTACACCTTCTGTAATAAGAATCTCTGCAACACGAGCAGTAAACTCTGTTTGATCAACTTTTGCAATATGAAAGCCTTGACATCTTGAATGTAGTGCAGGAATAATTCTGTTTGGATAGTTACAAGTTAAAATAAACCTTGCAGTAGTATGATATTCTTCCATCACACCACGTAGTGCCGCTTGTGCGTTTGGCGACAAGTAATCAGCCTCATCAAGTAGTACAACCTTAAAGTCACCAAATGGAATCATCTGTACAAAGTTTACAATCTTAGCACGTACATCTTCTACGGAGTTTGTTCTACTTGCGTTAATTTCTAATATGTCTAAATCATTTAGATCTAATTCGTTGAATAATAGTTTAGCAAGTGTTGTTTTACCAATACCAGCATTACCACTGAATAACAAATGCGGAATAGTTTTATCTTTGATCCACGTTTGTACTTGTTTCTTTTGATGCTCATCTCTGAACACATATCCGTCTACTGTCTTAGGACGATATTTTTCTACCCAAAGTTCCTTCATGTCTGTGCCTCGCTTATTCGTTTTCTCAAATTAGATGTACTAAATGAGTGTTGTCTTTTATTATAATACAATTCTATGCCTTTGTCAACACAAATCTGCTTACCTGTAAACTCTTTATCACGGTATTCTTCACCAATAAATCTACGATTCAATGTATAAGTTAATAGTATATCCATTAAATCTTGTTCTGTTGCATATGGAATAATTTCATCAATGTAGCTACAACCTTTTAATTGGACATATCGTTCAAATACACTTTGTATAGGTTTATTCTTTTCTGGTCGATCAATAGTTGGATCTGTTTGTAATCCTACAATCAAATAGTTACAGTTTTCACTTGCTTCTTTAAGCATAGCAACATGTCCACTATGGAACAAATCAAAACTGCTAAATGTAATACCTACTGTCATTGTTTGTCCTCTTGTCGTTGTAACGGAAGTCCGTTAAAAATAAATCCTACTGTAACACGTGGGCTTACGTTTACAGGTGCTAAACCTTTATGTGGATAACTGCTTGGAAATACTACACAACGTCCTTTTTTCCATTCAATGTGTTCCACAGTTTTTACCTCAAAGTTTACACTATCGTATTCGCAAAAATCTAACCCACTATCACCTTCCATAAAATATACTAATGTATGTGAAGGCAACCAACCTGGCATTTCTAACTGTGCCGTGTCGTCGGGTGCATCTGTATGTAGTCCTCCAACGTGTTCTTTTGTAGTAAGATTGACTTGTACTTGATTTAATTGTAATCCCTGATGTATATTTTTAAAAAGTTTTTCTCGTTTGTGGTTAACTATACACCATAGTGTTTTAAACTCCCATGGCATGTCAACTAAAAAATTTGTATGTTCTACTGTTGCACCTTGTTGTATTTCACGTACCCATTGTTCACTAAAAGTAGTATATCCTTCATCGTATCCTAATCCTCTGTGACCAAAACGCAAAGGCATATGCAATATACTAGAATCCATTTGATCCATTAGATAGTCTGGTACTAAATCATCAAATACTAAAATATTATTTTTATCTATGGCCGGCAAATCGCTGTTGCTCCTTTTTAAATATAGGTAATACAATGTTACGGTCTCTAGCAAATTGTGTACTTTTACCACTAAACACATAACCAGCAGTAACACGAGGACTTACTTTGTTAGTAGGTATACCTCTATGAATGTAACGACTTGGAAAGACAATTAATCTACCTTCTTTGTATTCTACTTCGTCAATCTTCTTTCCACCACGATCAGGATTGTTATCCCAAAAGTCCATACCTGTATCTCCTTGAACAAGATACACCATTGTGTATGCAGGTACGTCATCACCACTATCAACGTGTAATGCTCCTGCGTGTTCTTTTGTAGTAAGATTAATTTGTATTTGGTTTAATTGTATATCACCAACGTCATCGTCGATCATATGCTTATGATGTTCAAAAGCGTGCCAAACTGCTTTTAAAGTCCACGGTGCTTTATGTACTTGTTCGTGAGTGTATTGTTGACTAAAGATTGGGTGACCTTGATCAGGCCCTAAACCTCTGTGTCCATAACTAACTGGAGTGTTTAGTACTTGACTTATGGCTTGGTCATGTAACCATTGTGGCACCACATCGTCAAGTACTATTATTTTATCAAGATCATAGTTCATAAGTTAATTATAAACTATCTTTGCTGAAAAGTCAAGCTCTTTTTTACAAATCGCCCTTGACTCTGTTTTCGGAATAATGTGCATCAAATTCACCACCAGGATAACGTGCTTTAAGTTTATCAATATTCATTTGAATAACTTCGTTAGGATCAATGTCTAATGCCATACATCCTTGCATCCAATACCACATGATATCACCTAGTTCACGTTGCATGTGCCAAATGTTATCCTTATCTAAAGGCTTACCTTGGAACATAATTTTTTTAATAATTTCGGTAAATTCGCCTGCTTCGGCTCCTAGTCCCATAGAGGCAGTTAATAGTCTTGGCATATTAACTTCTGGGGAATAGTTTAGTTGTGCCCAATGACTTGTAAAGTCTTCATTCTTTGAGCTTTCGTCGGAAGTAACTGCGTCAACAAATTCTTTATATTTGTTTAGGTCAATCTCAGCCATAAGATAATCCTCTTTCTTTTATAGGGTGTTATGCACGAACGAATTCGCTTGGGTCAATACTAGGTTGTGATAAGTCTGTTTCAGAACCCATACCATCATCACTTGGTTTTTCTTTACTTGTAAGCATAATGCCATTAACATCAATTAGCCTAAGTTCAATCTCACCATGATCTGGGTCATCAGTAATAAAGCCTCTACTCCAACGACCATGCTCTACATAGATCCAATCGCCAACTTCATAAGGGTCTTTATTTTCGTGTCCGATTGCATAGATCTTGCACCATCTAGGACGGATGCCTCTTTCCTTGCCATCGTCACTTGACAAAATAATACCACCTTTAGTAGTACGTTCGCCAAATTCCATATCCATTGCAAGTACACCGTCATGAATTGGACGCACCTTGCCAGATACTTTTGTTTTCATCTTAGGGCCTTGGCCCATCATAGTAGTATTAAGTTCCATTAGTCACCTTTTTTCACAAAATTACCATCAGCGTCTTCTACCCACGCTGTACCGGTTTCGTCAGCTTCTTCGTCAATAGCCGCCATCTCTGCTTCTACTTTAGAAGGAGTAGCTTTTGTTGCTTTTTTTGGTGTAGCTTTAACAGTTTCTTTAACTTCTGCTACAGGTTGTGCAACTGGCTGTTGTACCGGTTGTGTTCCTGCTACTTCGTCTGCAACTGCTTGTGGATGATCTTTGTAATACTCGTCTAAAATTTCATCACGCTTACGAATGATTTTGCCACCTGGGCCTAATTCATCACCACGTGCATTAACTCTAGCATTTCCTACTGCTGGTGTAAGTTCATTACGTTGGCGTAGTAGATCCATATCAACGGACTTACCTTGCATACTTTTGTAAACTTTACGACCTGTTTGCTTCATTGCCATAATTATATTCTCCTGGTTATATACGTATTTATCTCATGAACTCATGGTAGTCTAGGTCAAACTGGCAGGAATCTACTTTATGTACACCAATTAAGTATAGCACATAGCTGGATACACTACTACCTCTACCTACACCCCATACAATATTGTGTTCACGCATAAAGTCTACCAAATATACCATATACTTTAATAAGTCAAACATATTACGTCTATCGTACTCTGTTAGTTCTTCACATGTTCTAGCCATTTTAGCAGTATCGTTTGGACACTTATCTAATACGTAATTGTAAATATCCATATCTTTGTACTTCTTGGGCATGAACCAATCTTCTTGAAGTGCTTCATCAAATTCTTCTTTGTTAACGTCTAACGGTATATAGGTATTAAGTCCTGTTAGTCCGTTATCTTTTGCTAATGTATTAAACTTATCAATATCGTCACTTGGATCACAAAGAACAACATGACACTTGTCGATATGTCCTGTATAGATCATATCAATTAAGTCTTTGTTTGTAAATCTGGGGATACCCAAGTCGTCAGTTTTCATAAGCATACACTTATTTTAACTTATGTTGATAAGATTGTCAAGATCTTTATTGCCATCTTCTGGTTTTGATTTGCTCGATCTGTCTATCATTTCTAACTTATACGTATCTAACATAGTTTGGATTTGATATTGAGCTTCGGGATTTCTAGTTTGGAACCACTTTTGAGTTAGGCTATTAACCTTTTCTGATATTTCTTCATCTGTTAAAGACGAGAGATCTGATAGTAGTGGATGATCCATTATTTAATACCTTATGAGAATTGACCGACGTACTGTGCGTAAACTGTTATGCCACCGTCGTAAGTCCATACATCAACACAAACTGGATCATCATTGCTGTTTACAATAAACGGTGATGGAAAAGGATTATCTCCATTTACACCATACTTAATAGTTCCGTTTTCTGTAGCAAAAGAAACTGTACGTGCTGTACTGTCGCCTAGTGTGTCTAAAAGCATTAGTCTAATCTTACCAACTTTGTTAGCAGTAGGCCAATCAGTAAATGTTAGTGTAAGTGTGTTAGATCCAATAGTAAATGTTTGGAAGTTACCGTTAGTAAAACTTACGTTTGTTGGACCTGTAACAGTACCACCTGGGTAATGTTTTTCTGTGTTAGCAATTAGGTTTGCTCCACTTACATCGTTACCTAGAAAGTTATTAGCCGCATTTAATTTTGCAGTATTTGTCTGCAAATCTTCAATTTCATTCTTTGCGGCTGTGAAATTGTTCTTAATAGTATTGAAGTTATTTCTAAATCCTTGGCTGTCGTTGTCTTGTCCAGCTACCGGAAATGTCGAATCAATACTCGTGTTATCAATATTACTTGCCATATTTGTTCCTCTCTAGTGTATGTATTTATCCGTGTTAAACATTATATTGATAGTTTCCGAAAGCAATATATTGTTCATCGCTGTTGCCTGTTGTAGCATCAACAATGTATCTATCAATTTCAAAGTCTAAATTCTTAAAATCGAACCCACTATTAGTTATATTTAATAAAATTTGTGCCGCTGTTCCTGGTTTACAGTAGCATAAAGGTACTGCTGTTACATACCCTAATTCTTGTACACCTGATCCTTGGGCAGTTGACATCCAAATTGGTAAGAAACTTCCTTCTGTAATACCCGATTCTGCTATGTTTTCACGCATATTTGTTACGTTACTTACAAAGCGTTTTTGGTCAGCTGGGTTACTAATTTGGATAGCATCACTGTCTACTTTAATAGTATTGTGTGTTGGTCTAAATCTAAACGGATCACTACTTGTAGTAGCAATTTGTCCTGCTCGTAATGTAGCACCATTTCTAGTTGTAATTTCAATAGTTCCGTTTGCATCGTATATAACAGAACCTGATCTAGTAATAATTTCTAAGTCATTACCAAATGCTCTAACATTAATAATTTGATTAATACTATTTCTAATTTGGAAAACAGCTTCACCTGCTCCTTCTTTACTAGCATCATCACGTGTTTCAAACTCAACACTATCAACTGTAATTTTGTCTTTATTAGCAATATCTATTGTTTTAGCTACTTTACCTTTAGTTGCTTCTAATGGATCGTTTACTTCTACATAAATTACTTCGTATAGTACTGTGCTTGATCCACTGTTTTTAGCTTCAGCAATTTTTAAATTTCCAAAGTTAAATCTTTTACGTTTATGATTTTTTCTAGAAGCCGCAACGTACTCTTTAATTTCTTTAGTTTCAATACCAGCGTATACTAACATCTTAACTTCTTTTTGTAAACCAAATTGTGCATCGTTTGGTCTGTAAATACTATTTGGTGTAAAGATGTTACTGTCACCAATAAAGTTTTTGTATATTTGTCGTTGTGTTTCTTTAAATAACGGCTTAACGTATAAGTTACTATATGTTAAGTTATCAGGATCTTTTACAATAATATTAAATGATCTAGTTGTTGAACTAAATCCAAAGCGGTCTCTTGCTTGTACTGTAAAGATAAACTTTCTATCTATAGTTGTAGTACCACCGTCAAGTGTAAACTGATTATTATCAATAGTTGAAAGACCATCGCTAGTACCAGTTGCAAACTGTCTAACTTTACCAACAATTTCTCCATCAAAGTTTAAACTTAATCCTGGTGGAAGTCTACCACTTGCTAATGTGTAAAGTAATGAACTGTCTGTAACACTTGTTAATGCATTTACATAAAACGTACTAACAAAGTTTGCTTTGATACTTCCTAAGTCTGATGTTGTTGTCCACTTAATTGTACTTTCAACTTCACCTAATATTTTAACTGTAAATGTTTTTCTTTTTTCAGCAATTAGTTCTTGCCCAATACTTGTAAAGCGTTGTGCATTAATTGTAAATGTGTATTCTTTTGTAACTGCTGGTTGGTATGGAACACGACCTGCAATTTCACCAGTAGTAATATCTAATACCATTCCTGGTGGAAGTGTACTAGGAGTGTTGTCAGGATTAGTTGCTTCAAATGTGTATGTCAAATCACCTAGTACAGCTTGTGGATCAAACACATCTAAGTAAATTGTTACATAGTTATTTGCACGTTTAAATCCTAAGTCTGCTGGAGTTAACCAAACAGGTGTTCTTAAATAAGTGTTGTCTGCTTTAAATACACCAGTACCAATTTGCATAACGGTGTTGTCAGCACGTAGGAAATCATCTCCTACAAGAAATATTTCAAATGCTCTTTTAATAATTGTATCGCCATCACTTACACTTACATCAAATGCATATCTGCGATTTAATTTTTTTCTACTTTGTGTAAGAATAGCATCATCGTATCCTTTTGTATCGTAGTAATAACTTTCAAATCCGTTAGCACTTCTTAAACCAAAATCAAATGCATATGAGTCAAACTGTGATGAGTCGTAAAATCCACTACCTGCATTTTTATCTATTGCTAAAATAGGATCAACAATTCCTACTAAACGTCCGTCTGATGTTAATTGTAATCCTGGCGGCAATTCTCCGTCACCATCACCAATAAAATATTCAAGTGTTTGCCCTGTAGGCAAATCAGCATCAATTGCTTCTAATTGAAAGTCGACAATACTACTATCTAAAACAAATGTAGCACTTCCTCGTCCTAGTGGTAATAGTCCTTCTGATGTTGACCATACTGGATCATCAGGTCCTTCAATAGTTATTGTAAATGTTCTATCTCTTAACCCGTCATCATTAGTTGCACGTAATACAAATTTAAATTCGGTGTTACGTGATACTTCAAAAGGTGTACCAACAATCTTACTTTGTTCTAATCTCATACCAGGTGGTAATTCGCCACTGATTAATGTAACAACATCTGTGTTTAAGCTGATACTAGTTGTTGATCCATTTGCTAGATAAATGTCTTTTAGAATTGACGGTGTATATGTAAAGTAACTTCTTACAATATCCCTATACCATAATTCAGTTGTTACATAGTCACTACTTCCACTTGTTTTGTAGTGTAGTACTTGTCCTGACAAGTATGAATAATAATATGTATTATATTGTCCGTAAAATGTTCCACCAACATCTGGTATTTGTCCACCAATATAGCCTTGCGACTTAGCCCATTGATATGCTGTTTCTTGTCCACTTAACCATGTAACTGGTGTTGTACTATAGTTAGGTGCTACGTTAGTACTAGGGTCAACAAAACCTCCTACGTAGGGCATCATATCGTTCGTTGTAGCAACATCTGTGTCACCATCAGTACTTTGTATCGTTAATATTCTTTTACCTTGTTTAACAGACGTATTTGTGTTATAGTCGTCTGCGGCATTACCTGTATTTGCTTCTGATGAAGGAAAGTAAAAAGTTCCGTTTCTAAACATTGGATTAAACAATGGAGCATTAATAGTAGCATAATCTTTTATGCCAACTACGTCTAATTCTAGTATTGCACGATTAACTAACAGTCCACCGTTATTAATACCAAGTAGTTTAATTTCTCCACCGTCTACGTTTGAAAATTGTTTAAGTTTAGCAACTAGCTGACGTAACATTTCAATGTCTGGTGCTTTGTTATTATCTTCGTCAATTACATTCCAGTCATTTAACGGTTTATCTGGAGCAATAATAATATGGTCTCCTAGATAGTTTTGCCATTCGTTAACCATATTAGCACCTGTACTACCTTGCGGGTGTAATATAATAACAACAGGAATTAGTTTACCTGTTAAACTTGGAATTGTTGGAACACGTATAGCTGGGGTTGGATATGTTGTAGTTACGTTAGCACCATAAGTATCAACGTGGTCAATACTAATGCTAATATTACTAGCATTACCTAACGCTGGTTGCGCCGGAAAACTTAAACTTTGATTGCTAGGATTAAATCCACTGTTGCCGCCAACAGTCGGGTCCAACGGTAATGAAACCGATGTTGTAACTCTTTCTTGTAGAGTTGCTAGATTATAACCTGATTTTTGAGTCCAACTTGGTACTGCCATTTTTGCATATCCTTTAACTTACTAGTATTTATCGGATATGTTATTATTAGAATGCACGTTGTTGTTTAGTGCTAGGACCTACAATGTATGGGTATACAGGCTGTAAACTTGCATCTACGCTTAGATAGTATGCATATGTACCTGCTGGATATTCTGGAGTTTTTGCAAATCTACCATTGTATTCATCTAGTGTACCTGTACCTATTTGATACTCATGATCGTTAACAAATGATCCTGCTGTTTTTTCTGAATACAAATAACCACGTCCTGGACGTTCACTGCTATAGTATTGATATGAACTAGTCATTCTAACTACTACTGAAGCTGGATCGTTAAAGTCTGAATAACCATAAGGTCCGTAAATAGGATAACCGTCAAATGCGTAACCTACAATTTTACTGTGTCCATCTGTATGTCTAAAGTGATCTCCACTGAAGTTACTTCCTGTGTAATATGTTGGAGTTGGACTTGCTTCTGTAGCAACCATGTCTGTATTCCAACCTGCTGTTGCTTCTGCAGAACCTGTTGGTAAAAATAAGAACATTGCTGACATATAATGATATTGACCATTTGTTTCTGGCCAACCACCTGCATCGTCACTTCCGTAATTTGTTCTAAATTGTTGTGCGTTATATTCAAAGCCTACTGATGGTGCATCTGCTGTAGCATCTAACCCTGGGGGTACAACGCCAACACCTGCTGATGGTCCGTAAAATACAACACCATTTGACATAATGCCTAGTGGTGCTAATGAAGTAATCAGCTGTGCGTTTTCAGTATTCTCTCCACCTCTGAATGTGAATGAATAGTTATAAGTTTGCGATTGTGCGGTGTTCGAACTAGGTGCAAATGCATTGTTGCCGAACGTTTTACCAAATTGTGCTGGATTAGGTAATCCATTTGATGTAATTGTTAATGTTGCCATATTAGCTTACCACTCCTGCGTCAAAATTTCTAGCATCAGGAGTCATATATCCTCCAAAGTCTATATCTGTTTCGTAAAGTAGCCAGTCACTAAAGCCCCTTACATCATTACTTAGTGTTCCAAAATCAAATCCTGCTGTATTTGGTTCAATACTTCTAATATCAATTCCGTATACTAATCCTTGTAAATTACCTGTTACAGGTCCGTTAAAATCACTTGCTGTAATAGTTCCAACATTACTTATGTTAAAACCAGCGGCATCTAAGTTGCCACCTAATGCTGGACTAGTATCAGTTGATACTTCAGCAGTTGAATCAATTGTTAAAACGTTACCTGATACTGATGTAGTTGTACCTGCGCCACCGTATATGTTAAGAGCTCCACCATCTGCAAGTACTACACTTCCAGAGTCTGAAACTACGCTTAATGCTTGTAATCCGCCTGTAGCATTAATTGTAACTCCTTGTGGAGTACTTGTTAATGTTACATTAGAACCTTGTACTAGTTTTTTAAGTTGGATTTCTGCACCAACTTTTTGCGAAAATAAACCTTCACCAACAGCACCCATATTAGCAACGGTTGTGCTTTCTGGGGAGCGTAAGTCTAAGTCATCAAAGTTCTGATTTACTTTAATAAACGCTTCGCGAAGATCATCACCTGTTCCGTCGTTTGCTAGTGTACCAATGTTAATTGTTTGTAAAGCCATATTTTCTCTCTCTTATATTGTATTTATCCTTGTCCACTACCGCTAGTACCTTTAGAACTAAACTTGTTTGGACTGTTATAAGGCCAGTACGCTACTTTAGTTGTACCACCATATAATCTAGGAATACTGTTACTTGCAACGAAACTGTCAGCGTTTCCGCTATTATATAAATCTTCTTTTGAACTATTTGCTAAGAACTTCTTAAATTCATCTGCTGTACCACCTGGGTTTGCTTGTAACCATAAAGCACCCATTCCTGTTACTTGCGGAGCCGCCATACTTGTTCCACTAATTCTTGCAATGTAATAACTGCTATTATCTGGGTATGCTTGTTTAGTACTGTATGTAGATGCACCACTTGTAGCACTTGTAATTTGTTCACCAGCGGCATTAATATCTAATCGAGCACCACGCTCACTATCTTCTCTTAAAAACTCTTCTGAACCATATTGGTCACATGCCATGTTGCCAACCCATATTGTATCTAATGAATGTGGACTACTTGGTCTATTATAATATATAGGATTACCAGCGGTAATATATCCAGCCCATGATTCGTTAAGTGTATAATAACTGTTATAAATTGTGTCAGCATATTCTCCTGCGGCTGATCCAGCACATGGATGATATCCATTACCAGCGGCTTTGACACATATTACTCCTGCATCAGTTAATTGTTCTTGTTCAACATCAGCTGGTGTGTATGCCATTGGATGTCTACTTGCTACTGCACCGTATTGTGAAAATGTTCCACTTGTCCATTGCTGTGCCGCAATACTTTGATCAACACCTCTATAAAAAATTGATTGTATCTGTGTAGATCCAAATTGTGAATTTCTATAATACCAACTATATCCCCAACTTTGATTTACAATAGTAGGACGTTTAAATCCTGTATTTGGATCAATTGGTTTTTGTTCGTGGAACAATCTAATTAAATCATAACGATCAGTATCGATACGATGATTAGTTCCACCAAAAATTCTCATAGAATAAATTCTTGCATTCTTTGCCCAACCGTATGTTTTACCAGCGGCAATACCACAACAGTGACTTCCATGAGCACCTGCGGCATTTGTATCATTTGATGTGTTAGCATAAAAGCTACTAGGCATTGTTCCTGCTAACCCTGTTAGTTCATACCAATCAACTTGTTGAAATCTACTTACTCCGTTTGCATCTTCCCATTCAGGATGATCAACTTGTACACCATCGTCTTGAATAACAATATCAATACCTGTTCCGTCTAGTGTATAATTATAATCAGCTGTACGTGAGCTTGATGAATTGTAATTTAAATTTGGATCAGTATGTCTTTCTAATCCCCAGTTAACACTATTTGAACCGTTTGTAAAACTTCTTTGAAATTCTGCATTTTGTGTAGCATATAGTTCTTGTGTTTCTTCGTCTGGAACACCTGCTACTGATAATACTCGCGGATCGTTTGATAGTGCCGCGGCTTCTTCGTCAGTAAGATCATAATGCGTCATTCTGTTATTAGCAGGTCTAGCATTAACTACTGGTACAATTCTATCTGGAACAAGACTACTATTAACAGAATCGTCAGTTGATGTGTCTCTTTGTAAATCGTTATCGACTACTGCAACATCTATGCCTTTTTCTGTAACTACAATATATTCAGCCATATTATGCTCCGTCCTTATATGTTACGCCAAAATGTGCCGCAAATGGAAACTGTGCAATTCTATTAGATGTTGCATCTGGGCTCATTAAATTTCTGTTGTTTGCAAAGAATGTACTAGCATTATTCTCGTCAGTTGATCCTTGATATAATGTACCTTTAAGTGCATTGTCTTGCCACCATTTGCGTAACTGTGCCGGAGACCAACCTGGGTTAACTTGTAATACTAAACAACTCATGCCAGACACTTGCGGTGTTGACATACTTGTTCCTGAATAGTTTGCAACTGCTGTTGAAGTTGTGTTTGTAGCACTAACAATGTCAGTACCTGCTGTATACACATCAACACGAGGACCTTTATCACTTGATGTAGCACATGATTCTGAGTTTGAATATAATGCACTATCAAGATTACCTACAACAATAGTCTCAGGACCAATGTTACCTGCTCCTCTATTATAATAAATTGGATTACCAGAAGCAATACCACCTGTTGTAATACTACGTAAGATATAATTATCGTAATCTACATCACCTTCGTAACAAAGTTTCTGTCCTTGGTTACCAGCACTTTTCATATAGTGTACACCTTCGTCTTGCATTTCTTCAACTTCAGCATTTAGATTGTACAAGTTAGCATTAAATCTGTTAATGCCATCTCCAATCATTCCGTAGTTAGCACTTTTAACAGTACCAACGTTTGATCCTCTAAACTGAATAGCAGTAATACTTGTGAAGTACGCTTTGTATCCCCAACTAGCACCAACTACAGTTGGACGCACAACTCCTGTTACAGGGTCGGGTGTTTTTGCTTTGTGAAATTCTTTAATAGCGTCAAACCATAATGAACTATTTACAATGTCCATAGGTAAGCAATAAATGTTTGCATTTTTAGCCCAGCCATAATCTTTACCAACAGCAATTCCTGCACAATGCGTTGCGTGATAACTTGAACCTGATGTATTTGAATAATCAATAGTAGGAATACTGCCCATGTTTGGAAGTGTGTTCCATTGGAATTCTTGTAAACGACTATTGCCGTCTTTGTCTTGCCATTGCTCATGGTCAAATCTAAATTTACTTTCTTGGTGTATATAGTCAATACCAGTACCATCTAAATGATATGGATAAACACCTGATAGGTCAGCATTTTGTGAACCAGTACCCCACGGGTTTGTTTCTACTATGTGTCTGCGTAACCCCCAGTTAGTTCTTATAGTACTTGAATTATCTCTTGTCCAGTTTGCTTCTTGCTCGTAGTCTAGCCAATCTTCAGTCCATTCTAAAGGTTCGTTAACGCCGCCAACCTCTGGATGGTTTAATAATGCTTGAGCTTCATCGTCTGTAAGATTAGCATGAAACATTCTCTTACTAGAAGATCTTTGATCTAAAATACTAACAGTTCTATCTGGAACAATACTACTATCAATAGCACTATCACTAGTTGTATCTCTGTTTAAGTCAGACAGGATTAGATTTTTATCAGCACCTTTATGTAGTGAAACAATATATTCTTTTTCAGCCATGGTCTATGTTCCTCTAAACTATTGTTAAGTTACCTACCATGCCCCCGTGAAGTGTACACTGATATACCAATGTTGTATCACTTGGTTCATGTGGTACTGTAAATACTTGCGTTCCTGTTGTAGATCCGCTAACACCTTCTGTAAATGAAGCACCACCACTGCTTACTCTAATAGCAAATGGATGTCCTGATCCTGTAGTGTTATTGAAAATATATGTAGCACCTTTGTACAATGTAAAGTTTGGATTATCTGTTGTTGCACCAATACCTGGTCCTGCAAATCTATATGCACTTGAACCGTTTGATGTTACTGTGTAGTAGTAAACTGGACCTTGTGTAGCCGCCCAAGCACTACCATTGTAATAAACCATGTCGCCTGCACTTGGAGAACTAATACTAATTCCTGCAATAGCATCGTTAACCCATGCACTTCCATTCCATTTTAAGTAATCATTAGTACTTGGACTTGGTGCTGTTACGTTTGAAATATCGTTAAGAGCAACACTTACAGCCGTAGCGTTATCTACCCAAGCATAGTCTGAGCCGTTCCAAGAAAGAACGTAACCACTTGTTGGATTACTTTGGTTTAAGTGTGTGTCAACATCACTGTTTGCATAACCGCCGCCGCCACTTGCATTAATTGTTATGTTACCTTCAGCATCACTTGATGTTGTAACATTTGTTCCGCCAATAAACTTAATGCTTTCTTGATTGCTTACTTCTCTTAGTGTAGAGTCATCTGCACCAACACTAAATCTAAAAGTATCACTAGATGATTTCCATGCTGTACCATCCCAGAATTGCATTTGTTTTTCTGAACTGTTGTAAACTACATCACCTGCTTGTCCAGTTAGTGTTGCTAATCCGTTAGTATCATACGATCCTAATCTTAATACTGTTTTTTGTAATACAACAGCATTGGCCGCATCAAGTATAATATTACTTGCACTAGTAATAGTTGGAATACCAGTTGAGCTTGAAAATATTTCTGGTGCTTCAATTTTACCAGTTGCTACTAAATTAACACCAGTTAGTGTATTAGTAGTTTTGTTATAAGTTAGATCTGATTCTCCACCAAACGTACCACCGTCGTTAAATTGTACTTGTGTATCACTACCGCCCGGAGTTCCACTTCCGCCTCCACCTGATGCGTTAATTGTAATTTCGTCTGTAGCATCATTAGTTGTAATTGTTACGTTAGTACCAGCTACTATAGTTAATGTATCATTTGCACTATCTGCAACAACGTTGTTTGAACCAGCTACAATAATTGTACTAAATGAATTTCCGCCTGCATTATTATCTACCCAAGCTAGGTTTCCACTACCATCTGTTTTTAAAATTTGGTTAGTAGTACCGTCACCATCTGGTAATGTCCATGTTACGTTAGTTGTTAGTGACGCAGGACTTTTGAATGCGTTATATTTAAGATTAGCACTATCGTATAATCTTAATTCTTTACCACTTTGCAATCTAACTGCGTCTGCAAAATTAACTTCTGAAGCAGTACCTGTTATGTTACCTGTAACTGCTAGTCCACTTGTTTGTGTAGTAGTTGTAACAACAATAGTGTTAAGTGAAATAACATTAGTACTCGGATTGTAAGTAATACCTGCATCTGTTCTTAATACTTGTTGACTTGCACTACCTGCCGCAACAAACGGAATGTAATGGTTTGCCGCTGTACTATCTAATTGTGTAGTAACTGTTGAAGCATCTAAGTTGTTTAATGCTCTAGGACGCCAATAACTGTTTCCGTTATCCCAACTTAATACATAGTTGTCTACTGGTGTTGTTACTGTAACATCAACATCACCTAAGTCACCAATGTCTGAAATACCACCAGCTACGTTGCCTGGCTCCCATCTTGTTTGTGCGTTGTTCCAAACTAGTGCTTGTCCGTTGGTCGGAGCTCCTGCACTTACGTTTGCTAAATCTGTTAAGTTACCTAACGTAATAGTAATGTCGCCTTCAGCTGTACTTGAAGTACTAATACCTGTGCCACCGGAAATTTTAAATGATTCTCCGTTACCAATGCTTCTTAATGTTGAGTCATCAGCACCTACGCTAAATGATGTAAAATTTTCACCTTCGTTCTGTAATGCTTTCCATTCACCTGCATGTGAATAATATGCTTTGCCGTTACCATGAACATGTACAAACATACCGTGGTATGTACTTGGGTTAGGTAAATCTGCAACTGTAGCAAATACGTTTTGGAAATATACTTTACCTGTTGTAACAATATCTTTATCACTAGTGTTACCTCTTGTAAGTATTGACTGCAAGTCATCTGATTCAGTAACAACGTTTGTAAATTTAAATGTTTGTGTTTCGTGATTATAGTAAACAACTTTACCATCATCTGCTGATGTAACTGGGTCAACGTTATTTAAACTTGATAAATTAGCTGACTGTATACGAGCATCAACTCTTGCAGTTGAATGATACAAGTTAGTAATTCCTTCTGGAATACTATCAGTATTAGTCCCAAATACTAAGTATCCACTATCATTAGCAAATGCACTGATAGCACTTGGAACAACAGGAATAATTGGTTTGTTAGTTAGGTCGTTGTAGTTACCACTAAATGGATTGTTAAATGATACTCCGTTAATCGTAACGTCTGTAGCATTCACAGAACCAACATTAGTGAGCCCAGCGTTACCTAAATCTAAATTATCACCTGCCGGTAATTCTTTGATTTTGTTGTCATCTAATGTGTCAACTATAAGTGGTATTCTATTTGCCATTTTGTTTTCCTATATCAATATTTATCTTTACCCATGCCTACGTGTTCTAACTCGAGGATACATTAATCCACTTGTAGGACGGGTGTTTACGTCTTTATTGTATGTGTTAAACGCCATATTACCTGACGTTGCTCTGTGATTCTTCCATAGTGCTATTCTATCAATGTTTGAACCGTCTATGCTTACTCTTGTACTTACATCTACATCTATTGCGTCTGCTGTATCCGCCATCAATCCTGTGACAGCATTGTTTTGTAAATATGCTCTTGCTTGGTCATTTGTTAGTGTAGGATATATTTCTGCTAAACAAGCCAGCATACCTGCTATAAAAGGTGAAGCATAACTTGTGCCGTTTTGCACACCCATTGCGTCCCATTTTGGTGTGTTGCTTAACTGTCCGTAATAAGGATTACCATAGGTAATATCGTCTTTCATCATAGCACCCATTACAGTCTCTCCAGC